CTCCAAGTAATACAGCCACACCAACAGTTACACCAAGTATCACTCCAACGAATACCGCAACTATTACCAACACTCCGACAATCACACCAACTCCAAGTATCACACCACCAGTTCCTTATTATGGATTTATAGTTGGTAGTGGTTCTACATTTACTGATGCTTGTAATAACTTATCAATAGGTAATACCTTTATAGCGTATGCTAATATAGCGGGAGGACAATCACAATGTAATCCTTGCCTTCCTTTTACTTGTTTCCCTTGTGTAAATACAAGTGATACTTGGTGGTTAGATGCGGCATTCACAATACCTTTACCTGATATGTGGATTGCTAATTATATCAACCCACCATCAAGTGTCCCATCAAGACAACAAATAGTAAATCAACAAATCGTAGGTGGAACATTTACAAGTTGTTAAAAGATTGGTATGGATAAAATAAAAACTTTAGATATTTATTAGTAATGAAGAATAATATACAGATACAAGAATTCAGTGCAGCCTATGTTCCACAATACCAAGAAGTCATTAAAAATAAACCGTGGGTATACTATGGTGAGGACAACTGCTTTCCGAATCACTTATTGGCATTATACCAATACTCAGCTATACATAGAGCTTGTGCAAATGCTGTCATTTATGGTGTAACAGGTAAGAACTTAAAAGTATTGGAGGGTGACCCTAATGCTATTGCAATGGCTAATAGAAATGATAGTGTATTTGACGTTTATCAGAAGCTAGTTACTGATAGAGTTTTATTTGGTGGAATGGCAATGAACATTGTAAAATCTAATGATGGTGGTATAGCTGAATTTTATCACACTGACTTTTCAAGATTAAGAGCAGGTAAAGAAGATGAGTTTGGAAACACAGGTCATTATTATTATTCAATTGATTGGAGAGGTACAACAACAAATCCAAACAAATGGAAGCCATTGGAAATAGAATCATTTAATATATTACCTGATTCAGATGTAAGCCAGATTATGTATTTCAAGAGATACAACCCTGGTATGTCTTATTATCCCCCTCCTGACTATTTGGGAGCTTTAACTACAATCCAATTGGATGTTGAGGTTAAAAACTTTCATTTAAACAATACACAGAATTCAATGATGCCATCAATGTCTGTTAGTTTCTCTAACGGTGTCCCGAGTGAGGAAGAGAGAGATATCTTGATGAGACAACTTGAAGCCAAGTATTCAAGCACTAATAATGCTGGTAAAATCTTTTTATTCTTTAGTGAGAATCCTGAAACAGTACCAGTGATTACCCCAATACCAAATAACGCATCTGATGCATGGTATTCACAAATGGCACCACAAATAGAACAAACAATCTTATCAGGTTGGAGAATTACCTCACCTCAAATACTTGGGGTTAAAACTGCAGGACAACTTGGAGGTAGAGAAGAATTATTGGATGCTTACAATTTATTCCTTGAAATTGTTATCAAACCAATTCAAGAAGAAGTGCTTAAAGCATTAGAGAAGGTAATCTTCTTAAAAACAGGTAAGACAGTTAATCTTGGGATAGAACAGAACCAGCTCCTTCCGACATTAGAACAAACTGCAGTTGGAGATGTAAAAGGGATTTAATATTATTATAGAATGGCAATAGTATACAGACATATTAGATTAGATAAGAATGAACCATTTTATATTGGTATAGCAAATGATAAGTATAGACCTTATAGAATGCATGGTAGAAATAATATTTGGAAAAAAATAGTTTCTAAATCAGAATATGAGGTTGAGATTTTATTTGATGATATCTCAAGAGAAGAAGCCTGTGAAAAAGAAAAAGAATTTATTTTCTTATATGGTAGAATAAATAATTCAACAGGTATTTTATCTAATCTAACTGATGGAGGAGATGGAACAGTTGGCTATAAGTATAGTCAGAAACAAAAACAAAATATCAGTGTAAATCACAAAGGTATGTTAGGTTTAATTCATAATGAAGAAACTAAACATAAAATGAAGATTGCTCATACAGGTATTAAATTTTCTGATGAACGTAAAGAAAAAATGAGATTATCAAAAATAGGAAAATCAGTGAATAAGGGTGTTCCAAAAAGCGAGGAACATAAAAAGAAAATATCAGATACTTTAAGAAATAAAAAATTATCTGTAAAAGGAATTTAATATGAGTAAACAAACACTTTTAATATCAGAGACAAAGCTCAAAGCGTATACGACTTTGAATCAGAACATTGACATGGCTTTGTTGACTTCAATGATTTTTTTAGCACAGGAATTAGGTCTGCAAACTCTTATTGGAAGCAAGTGCTATGACCACTATTGTAATTTGGTTCAACAAGTTCAATTATCGGGTGGTACTTTAACTACACCTGAAAGAGTATTGTTGGAAGATTATATCGCACCTTATTTAATTTATAGAGCGGAATACGAGGCAACCCCTGAATTATTCGCCAGAAAAATGAATAAGGCTATAACTGTGGGTAATACAGAACAAGGTACGTCAATTGATATTAAGGGTATGCAGTATATGAGAGAGATTTCTCAAGGTCGTTATCAATTCTACGCACAAAGATTACAAGACCAATTAAGAAACTTTCCTGGTGATTATCCATGTTATTATTCTTATACCAATCAAGATGGTATGCCAACATCAAAACAAACTTATTTTTCAGGTATTCAATTCCAACCTGGTGTAAGATATCCACCAAGAAGAAACACTTGGGCTGGTAATCTCCCATCGTATTATGGGCCTGAATATAATTGTTGTGATGGTTATAACTAATTTATATGAGTAGTGAACTAATTTTATTAATATCAAACGCTTTAACAGGTGTTGCAGCATTCCTTGTAGGTAAAAGACGTACTAATGCAGAAACTGATTCGGTTGTATTAAAGAACCTTGAATTATCTGTTAACCTTTATGCTCAAATAATCCGTGATTTAAAGACCGAAATTGAGAGCTTGAACATCAAGATACAAGATTTGGAGAAGAAAGTTGACCTATTACACGCTGAAAACAAAAAATTAAAATCAAAAACAAAATCCAATGCCAATTCCAGTTCCATCTAAAAACGAAGTTGAAAGTGATTTCATAAACAGATGTATGTCTGAAATTGGTGGTGAATACGACCAAGCTCAAGGCGTTGCTATTTGCTACGCTTCTTGGGATAAAGAGAATATGTCAGCTGAGATGGAAGAGTTTAAAACTTTACCTGAAGGTGATTGTATTGAGAAAGCCAAGAGTGCTGGTTATACAGAACAATATGCCAAATGGGCTTGTTCTAAACCAAAGCTTAATGATGGTCAACAAGGTGGTGTTGCCATGTCAGAAGAATTTGGTAGAACCAAGTTTGAATATCCACCAACTCATAAAGAAACAATGCCATCATTTATGGCTCGTTGTATGAGTGACGCAACAGTTAGATAAAGAAAACCCCATAGACCTACAAGAGCAGGGTTTTGTTATTCAAATTACCAAAACAATTATATCAACAATATAGGCAAGAGTTGGAAATAGGTTATAACCTAATTTTAAGACCCCTTCCTTGAGTTATCTTTCAGTTTTGATATACTTACCTTATGGAACAAAAAGAACCCGTAGAAAAGAAGATTTGTAAAGTTTGTGAAAAAGAAAAAAAGATTACAAGTTTCACCAAATTATTAACTGGTAATAGAGGTAGTGTATGTAACCTTTGTAAATCTTTAGGTCACACTATCAAAAAGAAAAACCCTACACAAAGAAAAGTTATTAAAAATAATCCATTATCTCTTGGTAATGTTAGTATAAAAGATTATGTCCTTATGTATCAGTTCTTGGAAAGGGCTGGTTATACATTGGGTAATAACGATATACACGAACAGTTCTGTAAAAAATATAACTTGAAACCAAAGAAGAAAAAAGCCGTCTTCAATAATCATTATTCAGAAAAAGATTGTGGACTTATTTGACTTTCCGTAGGTATTGACTATTTATTATAAAAATAATAGTTATGAAAAAACAAACTGAAATTGAAGTAATCATCCGTTCTATTCTTGGAAAGGATAAGTTCTTAATGTTAAATTTAAAGTTGGTAAAAGAACTTACACCTAATGGTGCATGTTTTCTTACTTATCTTTTAGACAAGTATGAATACCTTGTTAAATCTAATCTCCTTGAAGATTATGATGGTATGTATCTGTACCGCAGAGAAATTACAAACAAACTTTCCTTATCTGCTTATCAACAAAGAAACATTGAATCTGATTTAAAGAATAGAGATTTGATTGAAGTGAAAGAAGAAAGAATACAGGGTGAAACTTTTAACAAGTATTACTTAAAATTATCAAATATTTTTAATCTCGTTGAAGGAGTTAAAGATACTTGTAGTGCTTGATACCCCCATTAAGTTTCTTTAGGGGGTGGGTAAAGAAACTTGAGGCTGATACTATACTATATTACTATAATATATTTAATTAAAATAATATAATAATATGATTTAGTAGGGGTAAAGAAACTTGACCCCCCCTATTAAAAAACTTGATACCTATATGAAAAATGATTTCAACGAAGAGATACCTGATAAGTTTAAAGTTCTATACGAAGATAACTATTGGAACAAATTACCAGTAGATAATTTAGAACAACTTATAGCAGAATTCAACAAATGGAAATTGGAGCAATCAATTTATAATACATTAAAAAAATCTAATTTATTAAATAATTGAGTTGTTTTCATTTTTTTGTATATTTATTACTATATGTCTAAATCATTATCAAAGAAAATTCAAAGAGTTGAACTAATTAAAGTTCAAAATAGTTATAACAGTGGAGATAAGCGTACTTACTTCTACAACATTTATCTTGAAGGGATTGATGAACCACTTTTAGTTAATAATGTTATAGAGCCGATACCATTTGAAT